AACATTAAAACGAATGGTGAAATCAGGAACGCGAACAATACCCGCTCGTGATCCGGCAAAAATTGCATCGTTGACATCACAAGTTTCGGCAAAACCGGTTGAAGTTGATGCATTGTCCAAACTATACAATGAATTGAAAAAAAATGAAGAGGAATTAATATTGCAAGTAAAAGAGGAAATTGTTCAAAGGGATGCATTGAACCGGACAACAACAAAAGGTGTTTCGAAATCAACCAAAACAATAAAAACATTCAATACACAATTGAAAGACACAAACGATTATTTGTCAAGGCAAATTGATTTGCAACAACAATTGATTGAAATTGAACAAGAACGTGAATTAATAACCGCACAAAAAGACATCGATGCGGAGTTTGAAAGACAATTAAAACTATTAGAGGAAACCGGAAAATTTGATGCAAATATGTTGAATCAAATGATCCGAGAAAAAACCGAAATGGAAAAAGGTTTTATTGACCAACGTGTGCAATATGAAATGGATGCGGTTGACCGAAAGATTGAACAAACCGAACAAAAGGAAAAGGATGCGTTGATTAAAGAACGTGACCGATTACTTTCACAAAAAGATATCACAGAAGATGCAAAAGCTAAAATCAATGCGGATTTTGATAAAAAGGATGATGAATTGGTTGTTGAACAAACCGAAAGACGAAAAGATGCGGAAACCGAAAAACTTATAATTCATGAACAAGGTATAAATGACAAAAAAGAATTGGATAATAAAGAGTTGGAAAATATTGATGATTACAATCAACAATTAATTGATAAATCAAAAGATACAAACAAAAAAATATTGGAAACATCGGATGCATTAGTCAAGGCAAGTGCGGATTATTTTATCCAACAATCAAACCGGAAAATTGAAGCGATTGAAAAGGAAATTTCAATGGCGGAAAAACAAGCGGATACCTTGCGAACTTTGGCGGAACAAGGAAACATTGATGCAAAAGAGTCTTTGGCGGAACAAGAAAAAATTATTGCCGAAGCAAACAGAAAAAAGATTCAGGAACAACAAAGGCAACAACGAATCCAATTGGCTCAAAGTGTGTTTTCAACTTACAATTCAAAAATTCAATCAAATTCAAAAAATCCATTGGCGGAAACAATTCGCGACACACAAGTTTTAAATCAATTCATTCAGTCATTACCAACATTTGAAAGTGGAATTGATGACACCGGAACGAATGGTCGTGGAATCGATGGAAAAGGCGGTTTCCTTTCCGTATTACATCCAAACGAACGTGTTGTGCCGAAAGCATTGAATGAACAAATTGGAGGTCTTACAAACGATGAATTGAGCAATTTAGCAATGGAATACCAAAACGGAAAAATTGTTCGTTCGGATTCGCAAGTTTCAAGTGCGTTGGAATTGGCGGTGTTGGTTAATCGATTAGATAATTTAACACAAGTCATTCAGGACAAACCGGAAACAAATATTGCATTGGGTGAAATCACACAAGGTGCAATGGAAATTGTTAAATCAACCAAAAAAGGAAACACGATTGTTTATAATAGATACAAAGTAAAATGAGGCATTTCTTAAATAATATTGAAATTTCACCACGAAACCGAAATGACATTGGAGTTGTTGCGGATTTTTCCGGCAATCCTGAATTCGTTCAATTGAATGTTGATTCGGTTATTTTACCGCGTGAAGCAAATGAATTGATCCGAAACCATATTGCCAATGTCGGATTGTTTGAGGGTATACCATACGAAGTTGAAACAAGCGGTGTGACTTTACAATATTACGTTGATTTGGTTGATGGTGTCAAAGTTCGTGACCATGAAATCGAAGTGAAATTAAAAAAGCGGAATGCATTAGATAATTTCAAAGAACGTGCGGATGGAACAACATTCGAATTGATGCTTTCAAAAGGCGTAATTTTTAACACATCGAAAGTTCCGTTTTTTGTAATAAAAGACAATCAAGGTGAATTACTTTTAAACATTGCCATTACCGGTTTCATTATGGGTGAGGCATTAATACAAGCAACAAAAGAAACTGCGGAAGCATTTAACCAATTGCAAGGTGTATTGACACCATCAATTCCGCCGGATATCGATGTTGGTGGCATCATTGAAGCATCGTTGAATTTAATTGTAAAACTTGCATATCAATTTGCTTTGATTCTTATTGTAATAAAACTTGCAAAACAATTATTCAACATATTATTTCCATCTAAAAAGTTTCTTCCGGCTTGTTATTTTACCGAATTATTAACAAAAGGATGTGAATATCTTGGTTTTACGTTTGAAAGTGATTTATTAAATAATTATCCGCATTTTGCATTGTTGCCGATTCCATTAACAAGGGAAAGAGAAAGTGTTTTTGGTGATAATTCGTTCAACAATCTTGAAACATTTCCATTTTCAAAAGGTGTTCCAAGTTCATCCGATTCGGTGTCAACATTTGGACAATTTATCGATTCACTTGAATCAATGTTTAATGCACAATTAATTGTTCGCAATGGTGTTGTCAGGATTGAAAGACGAGATTGGTTACAAAACCAAACAATTAACGTAATTGAACCGGCGTTGTCTTTGCAATCGCAAAGAGATAATGAATACACCTACAACACCGATGAAATATGGAAACGATATTATATTAAATATTCATTAGATTATTCAGATTTGCACACACTTGATTTCGTTACATATGACAATCACGATGCGGAATTTTCAACCGAGCCGAATTTTCCGGTCACAAATGATGATTTAATCACCATAAAAGGATTGAATGAAGTGCCAATTCCGTATTCATTAGGTGCAAGAAAAACGGAATTAAATTTTGTCGAAAAAATCGCAAAGGAATTATTTGAAACGATTGATGGAATTATCAATTTTTTTGGCGGATCATCAAGTTTGGTATCTCAAATTGATTCACGAAAAGATTGTTTGCAAATTAGTCAATTATATTTTAGTACAACAAAAGTTTTGTATGGTCAAACCGGTGCGATAAAACCAAATGAGTTGATTCAGGAACAAAACTATTTTGATTTCATTTCGGCAAAAGCATTGTGGGACAATTTTCATCAAATAAACGAAATTCAACAAAATGATTTCATAATCATCGAAAATGCACGAATTCGATTAAGTCATTCAGAATTCGTAACTTTGCTAAACAATAATTATGCGGAAATCAATGGTGTTTTGGTTGAAATTTTGAAAATTGAGTGGATTGACGAACAAAGTTTTGCACAAATCACATACAAACAACGTGAAAACTACGCATCAAACAAGGTTTTAACAATAAACGTGAACGAATAATGGATGATTTAAAAAAATTAGCAAAAGAAATGTCCAAAAACATGGATAAATTGCGTGAAATAAATCAAAAGGCATTGGAATCAATCATGGAACAAGAACCTGAAAAGGTTACGCAAATCATTAAAGATAATAATGACTTGAAACAAGCATTTGAAAAAAAAGATTTGAATAAAATAATCAACATACAACAAAAATATGCCGATTACGATAACAAATAGTAGTTTTCGAGATATTTGGGGAAATGTCACAACATATCTACGCGGAAATGTTGGTGATTTTATCCAATCCGAATTGTCGATTACGGAAGAAATAAGCGTAAACACCGCAGATTCAAGTACAACACTACAAAACAACGGATTAACGAACATTATCACATGGGTTGGTGGTGATTTTGAATTGGAGGGTTTCAGGAGTGGACAAACAATTGAAATTTTAAGATATACTATATTAACCGGTGCAACATTAGATTCAACCACAACAACGATTGATTGGGTTTCGGGTTCGGAAATAAAAGTTGCGTCAACTTTGGGAACATGGTACACATTGCCGGATGAAGCGGTTCGAATAATTGCCCAAGACCAACGTGATGGTTTGGAATTAAACGTGAACATGGTCGGAAATGGATCACAAGGAAACGAATATAGCTTAATTGATGGTGAGGTGACAACATTTAATTTTGATTTAACCGGTGCGTCACCTTTTATTGGAACACAAGTTGGTAATAAATCCGGAATGTTTGCGGTCACATCAAACATCACATTGATATCATCAACGGCATTGCAAAGAAATTACACGTTGGAAGTTAATTTTGAAATGAGTGGATTATATAATTCATCAAATTTTGATTTTAATAATTGTTTAAAATTATATACGAAACAAAGTTGGCAAACAAATATTGGTGAACCTTTTGATAACACAATTCAAATCTTTAATGATGACGCCGACACCGGATGGTTTAATCAACCATTTAACACCGGAGTAATTGACGCAACAATTGTTCAATCAATTTCTGAAATTAGCTATTGCGAACCAACAACAATTCAATTCATTGTTGATTCGGCATCAAGTGATTTTGGTCTTGGTGGTGCATATGTTTCCGGTCAGGATTCATATTATAAGGTTCAACCAAACACCGCGACAAATTACGCAATGATGATTCCGACAACCGATATGTTTGTTGGTCAAAGTTTGGTATCACAAGCAAATGATGAAACGGCGAAATGGTTTTTGGAATATCAATCAATTGTCACAAGCGGAACACAACACACAATCACCGCATTAATCACACCATCACCGGCATTTGCTAATTTTATGGCAAATCGTTCACAAGGTGACCGAACATTCTATTTTTGGTGTCGATACGGCAATGTGAATTTGTTGGTTTTTAATGGACAATTAACGTGTTCGCCAAAGGAAACGCAACCATTAGAAATGATTGTTTCGGATTATTTTGACCATTCAGAAAACACAACTTTTTCAAGTGATTTGGTAAGGGGTTACACCGGAAATGTTGAGGATGATTTTGCATTTCTTGGAAAGTTTAAATTTCCTGAAAATGTTGAAATGGGTTTTTTAAATGCAAGAATTGAAGCGTACAACATAACAAGCGAAGAAAAATTCACATTACAACAAGTAAATTTCAATTTGAATGGAATTCCTATTGTAAACAACCAAATGGTTTTGGCATTAGAATCACCGGTTTTGACTGAATTACCAACAACATCAAAAAAACGTGTTGCATCTTTTACAAACGATTATTCGGTATCAGTACCGGCAAAATCTTATGCGGTCAAATTGTATTTTCCTTACATTTATAGATGGGAAACGTGGATTGCACAAATCAATGCAAATGTCGATTTCTTTCCTGATAAACAAGTTCGGAATTATGTGCCATTCGGAAATCAAGATGATTGGAAATTAAGGTTAACAATTGAAAATGTTCGAACGGAAACAAATGCCTATGGAATTGATGAATTGGTCAATTATCAATATACCGATTTCATAAATATTGATGATTACAATCATGATCCGAATATACTGCAAGAAATCGAATTGTTTATTGATAGCACATCGCAAAATGTTCAGGTTGTTACGGAGGGTTTAATGATGCGAGTTGTGGCAACACACACGTTCGTTGATGGTTCGGCATGGATTACCGATTCGGTTTGGGGTATGATTACCATTGAACCACAAAATTCAAATCCGCGTTGGATATCATCAACGGCAATTGATTACGACAACAATCTTTCAAATCCTTTATTTCCTTTAAGTGGTTTAAGATGTGATTTAACATTTCCAACACCGGATGTGGCAAGATTGGAATGCTTTTTTGATCCGGACAAAATAGATTTATCAAATGGTGTAAAATTTACATCAAAAATAAAAGGTTGCAACGATGGTGACGTTGTGAAATTAATGACCGATGGTCAACAAAAATTGACCACATCAGGACAAACAAAAATAAAAACATAAATAAATGGGACAACAAATTAATCAGTATACAATAGACCGAACAACATTTGGTGATGATGATTATTATGACATCGATTATTGGGATGGTGCAACATATCAAACCGCAAAAATTAAGGGTTCGGTATTAAAAGCCGGTATAAGTGGGATCGGAATGTATTCACAAACAAGTGCATCGACACCGATAACAAACACAACAACGGAAACATCATTGTTCGATGGTGCAACATCGGTTGGAACATTGCAAGTGTTACCGGCTCAATTCAATATTGGTGATTCATTTCATTGTAAAATTGGTGGATTTGTAAGTTGTTTAAATAATTCGGATGTGACAATTAGGGTGATGTCAAACATCGGAACGGCACAAGAATCGATTCTTGCCGACACCGGCATAATTCAATTGCCGACAATGTCAAATCGGGTTTTTGAAATTGAATTGGATTTTACAATTCGCACACTTGGAAATCCAACACAAGCGTCAATTATCACAATGGGTGAAATTAATTACGTTCAAAATTCGGGAACATCATTTGAGGGTTCAAACTTTTGTTTGTTAAATAACACAACATTCAACACAGTAATTGGAAACACATTAGATGTCACTTGGGAATGGGCAACGGCAAGTGCGTCAAATTCAATCACAACGGATGTTGTTAATTTAAGAAAAACATATTAAAAGATTATGTGCGATTGTCTACAACTTACAATTAGAGCAACAACCGGACCAACAACTTATGTTGAACCGATTGCCGGAACATACAATGGAAGTTCATATTGGTATTTTACACACGATGGTCAGGATATTTACATTTGGGACATTGGAGGAGGTGGCACATCTTGGTTTTATTCCGATGCATTAGGTGGCGGAACAACATATGGAAGATTTACACCATCACCGGCGGTCAGTTGTCCGGAAGCATCATTGAATCCCAATCCGGTTTTGGGTTGGACAGACCTTTTAACTTTTCCAAATTTAAAGATATTTACAACATTAGGTGTTCCATGTCCGGAAGATAATTGTGGAAATCAAGACCGAACATATAAAAGATTTGAATCAATAAGATTGCCGGAAGTGTTTCAGGAACAAGATAGGGGATTGAAAGATTGTTGTTGTAAATACAATGTTTTAGGTGATGCAAGTGGTGATTCATTTAAAAACGATGTGACAAGTGCATGGATAAAATTGAGTGATCCGAGTGATACCGGAACATTTATTTTGAAAAAGAATGGTGTTGCAACAACATACACACCGACATCAAATCAATTCATTAATGAACCTAATGCAAGATATACAACTATTGATTGGGGTGCGGTATTGACATCGGATGGTGTTGGTTGTTACACAATAGAAATTGAATATAATATTTCCGGCGTGATTGGAACGATTGTTTGGGGGACATATATATTAGAACCATATACAATTCAAAATGCATTGCACACCGCGAGGGTAAAAGCAATATTTAACGGATATCAAGAAATTGAACAAATCAATTTTTCAGGTTCTGAAATTGAATCAACATTTAGGTTTGCCGGTTACATTGGCAATCGACAACCGAACACCGAAATCGATAATATTATATATCAAAACCGCGAAATGAAACGTGTCATTCGCGAGAATTTAAATTCATATGAAATATTTACAGATCCGGTTGATGAATGCATTACAAGACCATTGATTGATTTATTTCTTTTAAGTGAAAACAAACTATTCATTTCGGATTATAATGCACACAATCATTCGTATCGTTATCAGGATGTCGCGGTGATTGTTGATGAAAGTCCATCGGTTGAATATTACGATTTTTCAAGAAAGGCAAAATTGACTTGTAAAGTTTCCGATAAATTTAAAAATAAACGTACATACTATAAATAAAAGACAATGAAAGGGATGGAAAATTTTGGTGATATTTTCGCAATGGGGATTGGAATGTTGGGTGCGTTCCTGAAAGGTCTAAAAAAGCATTTAAAACCGCCGACAATAATTTTGGCGTGTGTCATTGCCGGTATTTTGACGTATTCGGTGACCGGTGTG